TTACACCCTCTCTTTGATGTGTGGGCGTACGAGGTCGCTGACCTGTTGTGCTCGCGCCCACCATGGGGCTTTGCCGGAGCCATGGACGAGTTTGACGTCGGCCATCTCCAGGAGCTTGGCCTGGTCGGGATGGGTCAACGGCACGTTGCCGCTCTCCGGGCTCCAGTAGTAGATCAAGCCGGTCTCGTCGTTGCGGATCATGACCGATGCCATTGGGGTATCCTCCTCACGGGTTGGGTTTGACTGCGCGCCCACGTAGCGCAAATAGCAGTCCCACGGGTAGTTGCAGTAGTTGCTGATGTTGGTTTCTGAGCCGGTCTGGTCGCCCACATAACCGGAGATCGTGCCGGACTCGCTGATACTGGCTTGGGCCAAGAGGCCCCCTCCGATATAGACTGCGACGTGGTTGGCGTCATTGAGCAGGATGTCCCCGGGTTGCGGGTTGCCGCCGACCGGGAGCCGTTGCCAGCCGCGCGCCGTCAAGTTAGCGGACAAATTGCCCGTGTAAGTGGCGCCGCCGGTATCAAAGCCCGCCTCCCGCAGGCAATGGATGACCAGTGAGCTGCAATCGCAGTTGCCAGCCGAAGGATTGAAATTCCAACGGTCAAACTGCGAATAACCCATGTTGGCGTCACGACACCAGTAGGTCATGCGGTTGATGAGAGTGGTCAGGCTGGCCATGCTCACTCCGCGTCGGGCAGCGACGCGTCCGCATGGGCTTTGAGGGCCTGTTCGAAAGCGTCGATATCATCCTGTGTCAGGCCCGTGGTCTCGGGCGGGAGGCTGGTGCCCTGCGTGGCGGCGATGGTGCCGTTTTTGATGGCCGTGGTGAGCTGCTGGCCCTGCACCGCCGCCTCGGTCACGTTATTATTGCGCCACCACGAGTAGATGCTGGCGATGACGGCGATGACGCCGGTGATCGCCGTGCTCACCTGGTCCGACGTGAACGGCAGCTGGCTGATGCCCGCGATGGACAGACCGGTCTGGACGACGCTGAACAGCTGGACGATCAGCAGCACGATGGATTTCGTGCGCTCCACGGTCAGACCTGGAATCGTGGTGGTGTTGGCGGCCTTGTGGTCGGCCACGCCTTTGGTGTTTGCCATTGGTGTTCCTTTCTATTGGTGGTGGTTTCCTCCGCGCCGGAGGTCGTTGACCTCGTGGCGCAGTTCGATGAGGTTCTGCTCGGTAGTGGTGATGCGACGATTGACGGTCGCGAACTCGCCGTTCATGTCGTCACGCAGACCGTCGACCGCGCCGCGCAATGATTCGATGGCGTCCAATGTGCGCAGGGCCTTGTCGTCGAGGTCGTCGCGCAACGGCATCTCATGGTTGTTCGTTATCTCGCCGCGCGTCGCCCGATCCCTCTCGTCCCCTCTGTGGTTGATCCAGATGGCGGTGACGATCTGGGCGGCGAGCACCAGGGCGCTCACCACGATGTACGCCCATGCGGGCAATCCCTCGGGCAGGTTCATGCACGGCTCCTACGGTATGGAAAACCCACACGCAGATCCGCATGGAACGGCCATACTGCGTGCGGGTTTTGGAGGTATGAAATGTTGCTGAATGAGTATTGGGACGAGTCGTATTGGCCGTCATGTGGCAGGCTGCGCGAATGCACGCGCGTCGGATATGCGAGTGCATGGCGACGTCACATACGACCCGAATTGGGTGACATGGACCTGGCTGACCTGACAGGGCCGCGTATCCAATCGTGGCTGGACTCGATCACGTCGGCCGGAGCGGCGCGTAAGGCGTGGGCCGTATTGCGGCAGATGCTGCGTTCGGCGGTGCGGCTCGGACTACTGGATGCGGACGTGACCGGCAGGGTCACGCCACCGAAACCGAGCGGTTATGAACCGGAGGTTTTGGATATCCGCCAGATACGCCAGTTGCTGCAGGGTTTCCACGGGCATGAGCTCGAGGCATGGCTGATCTGCAGCGTATGCCTCGGATTGCGCACCGAAGAAGCCCTCGGATTGGAATGGCAGGATCTGAACCTCAACACCGGCAAAGTCAGGGTCCAGCGCGGCCTGCAATGGGTGGACGGGCACGAGGTAATCGTAGATCCAAAAACCGAGTTGAGCCGTCGCACCATCGTGCTGCCGCGATTCGCGGTACTTCGACTCCGTGAAATCAGGCCACGAGACGGTGGCCGACTCATCGGCTCGTTGAATCCCGGCCAGGTCGCTCGTCGCTACGCCACATGGTGCAGATCGCAGAACCTGCCGTATGTGCCGAGACGGAACCTGCGCCATAGCTGGGCGTCCACCGCGTTAGGCGCCGGCGTAGATGTGGCGGTGGTCAGTCGAGCACTCGGCCACTCCAGCATCGCTACAACAGCCCGCTACTACCTGCGCCCAGACAGTGAAGTACTCCGCGAAGCGCAACGCACATGGGAGCACGCCCTCATACGTTGATAGGGATTCGCTAACCCCGCTGCATCTCTACACTGGCAGTGGCGTCTATAAGGATGCCGGTAGCGGCGGCTACGCGACCCTGTGGACGTTCGGCCAGTTCAAAACCCAGTTCGGCCGCGACTGGAACAATGACGTGGTCGTTGCCGCCATCAACGGTGACTGGGACGCGAACGGCCGTCAGGTCACCTCTGTGCGTGTCACCCCGTCCGGAAACCGCATCGATGTCATGTTCGACGGCAAAAACACGGCACCTATCCGCGTCAACTGGGCCGTCATGTGGCGCGGATAGGGATTCGCTAACCCCTATACGGTCCGGCAAAAAAACGCGACGTTCACCGGCAGCGTCGCTAACGTCCTGTCCGATGCGGAATACCGTGCCCTGGTCGGCCGGAGCTACACTGGTGGCGATGTGGTTGTTTTCACGCCCGTCACCACCGGCGTGAATACGGCGCTGGTCGCATGCTACGACGTGCCCCATAAGGTCGTCCGCGCCATCCAGGTCGGCACCCAGCAGAACATCACGATGGATGTCCGGTTTGCGGTGATCCCCGCCGTCTAACGCGCGCCGAGAATCCTCGTGATGGTCAGGCACTGCGTGTCTGACGTTTTGCCTTCCATCACGTGGATTCGGTGTCCGATGATCTGCACGCTCGTGTCGGCGATCCGGACGAGAGTGGCCTTGCCTGACGCGAGCCCGTTCACGAAATTCATGCCGACGAATGAGAGGACGATCGATCCTGCTTCGGCGGCAGTGTGGAACAGCCTCGGGTAATGGTCATCATCATTACCCTCGATGATCAGCTCGCGGAAATCCGTGATCGATTCGGCGAGCGGGAGGGTGCCGGTTTTGCCGCTGGTGCCCTCCCATAGGACGGTGGGGGTTAGCGAAAGCTAGGCGGTCAGCCAGCAGCCAGTACAGGTTTGGTAATATCCTTTATCCGCTTTGCCGCGGATGGTGATGCTTCCATCAGAGCTTATATACCAGCTACCGACAGCGCCGCCATTGTTCGATGCAAACAGAATCGACCCGTAGGAAGCTGGCCTGTATCCTTCCGGGATTTTCTCTATAGCTTTCAATTCTCCGGTCGCATAACTAGATGATGGCGAAGGTTGGCCGACCGCTATAACGATGCGACCTATGCGCATGAGTAGTACATTCATCGCGTAGGGGCCAGTAAACGATACAGACGATTGGGTTAGCGAATCCCACACGTCCTTCATTGGTTTCAGCACGTTGAAGAGCGGGACGAGGGTGCCGACGGTGATGCCGTTGATCGGGATGCGGTAGAGGGGCATGTCGTGGGTGGCGACGCCGTCGAGGATACTGCCGGTGTTGTGGGCCGGATCCGCCGGGGTACCGGTGGTGGGGGTGCCCTTGAGGACCACGATTGAGCAGGTTTCCACGCCGGTGGTGGTGTTCTTCGTGTAGCGAAGCACCGCGAGATCGTTGCGTTTCTGGCCTTGGGTGCCGGATTGCACGGTGGCGGTGGTGGTGCCGGTCAGGTGCACATGGCGGCCGTTCAATACGGCGTCGCCTGATTGGACGGCGATGGTGTTCGCGTTGCTCATGGTGGCCTTGAGCTGATTACCGGTCGTGAGCGCGTAGTCGCCGGGGCCTACGAGACCGGCTTGGAATGCGCCGATGTCGTCGCTGCCGATGTGTGGGGTGCCGGCGAAGCCGGTGATGAGTTCGACTGTCATGTGTTCTCCTGACGTTTATGCGGTGCGTTTCCAGAGGCGGCCTCGGCCGATGGTGTCGGGGAGGCGTGTCCATGTGCCGCCGATTGTGTTGGGGTCGAGGTTGGGGGTGGTTTCGATGATCTCGCCGATGGGGTGGGCGGCCGTGAACATGGTGCGCGTGTTGGTGCGTTGCAGCAGGTTCGTGACCGCCCGTGCGAGGCCGTGGAGGGTGACGTATGTTTCCGCCATGGCCGGGGTCCCTTAGGCGAACAGGGCGTCGATTTCGGCGTCGCTGGCCGGGGTGAGGTCGGTTTTGCGCATGTAGCCGCTCAGGTCGATCATGCCTGTGAGCGCGTCCCATTTCATGACGGTGGTGTCGCCGGTGGTGACGGCCACGGCGACGACGTTGGTGCCGGCGGGCAGGGTCTTGCCTGAACCGTCGACGAACTGGTCGTCGGTGGTGAACTGGTCGGTGATGTTCCACACGTCGCCCTTGGTGGCGGATGCGGGGGCGGGCAGGCTGGCGAATGCCGTGGATCCCTTGGCGCGGAATGCGGAGCCGAGCGAGTTCTGCAGTTCGGTCTTCGCGGCGTTGACCTTGGAGTCCACGTTGGCGGCGGTCTGGTAGCCCTTGCCGGTGACGATGGTGTCGACCTGGGCGGCGGTCTGGTAGCCCTTGCCGGTGACGATGGTGTTGACGTTGGCTGCGGTCTGGTAGCCGAGATTCTTGACGTCGTTGATGGCGCCGGTGCGCGCTTGGCTGGCGGCGGTGGTCACGTCCGCGGGGGTGGCGAGGCCGAGGCTGGCCGCGGTCTGGTTACCGCTGGCGATCTCCTTGCCGCCGATGGAAGGCTTGCCGGTCAGGTCCGCGTATGCGCCGGAGAACGTGGAGTCGCCGGCGTTCTGGATCTTGGTGACGAGTTCGTCGGTGAGGTTGTTGTCGGAGAGCACCTTGTAGGTGTTGGGGCTGCCGGTCTTGAGTTCCTTGGCGACGAACAGGGTCTTGAGTTTGGCGAGGAATGTGGCGAGGTTGTTCAGGTTGATGAATTTCGTGGCCATGATGGTTTCCTTTCGTTACTTGCTGCTGGGGTTGAACAGGTTGTTGATGTCGTCGTCGGTGGCGGTCTCGATGTTTCCGGCAGCCGTTTCGAGCTCCTTGAGTTTCTCGGGGAGTCGTTTGCCGTCGACGTCCACATCCTTGGCTTTGACCATGGGGAACGTGCCGTTGTTCTTCGGCGCGAGCGTGTCGATCAGTTCGATTGCCATCAGGGTTCTCCTTTACTTCACTTCGACGGTGGTGTTGCCGAGACCCGCGTTCGTGGATTTCCAGACCGCGTAGCTGATGGTCGCGCCGCTCGCGTTCTTGTGGTCGAACGTCTTCAACAACGCGAAGCCGCCTTCGAAGCCGCCGACGAAGAATCGGGGCGTGCCCCACGACGCGGGGAACGCGTAGTAGATGTGCTGCCCGGCCGCCGCGTTCAGGGTGAACGTTTTGCTGTACCATGCGGCGAGTTCGCCGGTCGCCTGGTTGATGATCTGGTCGGTCACTCCCGCCGCGTCGAGGCTGACGGCGACCCACCAGTGGCGCTTGTCGCGGAAAGCGACGTCGGCGGTGCGGGTGGCGACGGCGTTTCGCGCGTCGGTGGCCTTGAGCGTGTACGTCTTGCTCGCTTTGAGGTTCACGCCGGAGAGTGTCGTGCCCTTGGATGCCGTGTCCTGCGCCTTGTCGTCCAGGGTGAGCGATTTCGGCGTCTTGGACAGGCTCCATGCGACGGTCACGTCCGCGACCGTCGAACCGCGTTCCGCCTGCGATGGGGAAACGGTGAGCGAGTTGATGCCCATCGCCTTGTACAGGCTGATGGTGCCGTCCTCGGTGATGTCGAAATCGCCGCCGGGCTTGACGATGCCCGCCTTGTCGGCCGTGGCGATCGAGCCGCCTTCGCCCTTGAGTGCGAACTTGGCGTCGTTGGCCGCGTCCTGCTTTGCTTTGAACCGGGCGAGCCGGTCCAGGTCGATGACCTTGCTGGTGTTAGCCATCGTGTTCCTCCTTATCTGTGGTTGGTGTTGGGAACAGGTTGTCGATGTCCGCGTCGGTGGCGTAGACGATGCTCACGTCGCCGATGATCGCGTCCTCGAGGATGATTACCGGCCCCTCGTCGCACGAGCAGCCGTCCAATGCGCGGATCAATGCGGACTCCTTTCGGTGTCGCTCACGGTGGTTTCGACAAGCGCGGACCCGGCGGCCAGGCGGGTCACGTCGCCCGAGGGGTCTTCGAGGAGCAGGTCCCACGCGCCCGCGCCCGCGGGCAGGCCTTGCGTGGCCTCGTCCGGGACGCGGATGGTGATGGTCCCGTCCGTGTCCAGGAGCGTGTAGGGGGCGAGGTCGATGACGGTGAGCCCGTCGCGGCGGACCTGCATGTGGGGCGTCCACCCGGTCAGGTCCATGGGTCTGACGACCGTGACCCCGTTTTTGTCGGTGACCCTGCGCAGCCATCTGAGGCGATAGGTGTTGGTGACGCCGGCCACGAGGATGAGGTTCGCCTCGAGCAGGCATGTACGGCCCAGTGTCTTCATGTGTCATCCCGTCCTTTCCCACATGTGCGCGCCCAGGGAGGGCCGTTCCTCCCAGACGCCGCCGAAATCATTCGCCGGATCCGAGCCGGTGGTGTTTATGACCACGTAGCCGACCGGGAACAGGATTCCGTTGCCGGTCGATGTGGCGTGCGCGGTGATGACGCCATCCTCATTGACGGTGATGGTGCTGCCGTCAGGTCTGACTCCACCCAACGTGGCAATGGTGGCGGCCGGAAGCGCGTAGTTCTCCAATCCGTCGAGTTTCCGCTTGTCCGCGGCGCTCATGAGCCCGGATCCTTCGGCCGTGGCCTCCGTTGCCGTGATGTGCACGGCCTGGCCGTTCCTGCTCGCGGACAATGGCGTGGCCGTGGTTATCGAAGCCACGTTCATGGCTGCCGCGGCGATGGCGGCGATGGAATCCTGCTGTGCCTTGCCGATTTCGGCCGAATAGTTCGAGGCGAGCGTGTAGGCGTCCTTGGCTGTTTTCTCCACGTCGTCCACGCGCGAAGGGGTGACGACCGCGCTGAACGTGTTGTTGCGCATGGTGATGGTGACCCCGTCCGCGTAGTACGCGCCGGAGCCGCCCGAACCGGTGGAGCCGTTGGATTCCGCCGAGCCGCTGAGGCTCGTCGTATCGCCTGACGCGGTGCCGCACTCGTAGTCCACGGACAGGATGCCGCCGGATGATTTCACGATCTTCTTGGCCACGGGCACGGTGAGCGTGATGCCGAGCCGGTTGTCACGGCCGGTGACCGTGTCGCCAACGTCCATGCTCAACGTGTTGTCTGTTATGGTGACCTCGACGCCGCCCTGTGATTGCAGTTCGATGAGCTTCTTCCTGGTCTCGGTGTTCAGCTCGTCGGGTCTCGCGTTGGAATAGTCGTAGACGGCCTGACGTTCCGCCAATCCGGTCAATGATTGGGTTTGGCTCACGTTGCCGTTGACATCCGCGTACCAGTGGACGACCGCACGGTCTTTGAGTTCCCCGGTGCCCAATCCGATGAGATGGTTCACCGGCTGGCTATCGAGCGAGGCCTTGAATTCGACCAGATCACTGTCGATGCTGTCCCCGTAGTGTTCGGCGGGCAGCGCATACGCGTTCACACGCCCGTCTGCCCAGATGAGACGGAGTTTCGCATTGTTGGCGGAGAGCATCCTCCGGATGCCCGTGTACGCGTCCGTATACCGGTCGAACGAATACGGGTTGATGGTGACCGCGTGCCAGGCGGACGCGGTGAACAGCGCATCCAATCCGATGCGTTTGAACAACATGTTGAGCACATCGCCGGCAGCGCCGGAAACCGTGAGGTAATCCTGCCCCCGATCGGGTTGGAGGATGCGGCGTGAGAGCAGGCCATGCCAGGTGGGGCCCTCCACGCTGCCGTCCGTGTTGCGCACGGTCACCAACCCGCCGTATTCGGTGCCGTCGATCATGACGAACGCGCCGGCCTCCGGCTGCGGCAGGCAGGTGAGTTTGAACGAATTCTCATCGCTGCCGTAGGCGAAATCAAGCGTGTAGTCGTCCACCGCGCGCAACGGCTTGTGCTCCGCGTCGGTGACTATGAGGCTGACCACGGTGGTTCGCTCCTCTCCTCGACGGGCGTGAGCTCGAACGTGTAGCCTCCCGGCCAGCTCACTTCGACGCGGCCCGCCGGCAACGGCTGGAAGACGTAGCTGCCGGAATCAAGGCCCGCGCCGCGCACCGCATGGGAGAACCAGTTGATGCGGTCGCCGGCGGCCGTGACGAACGTGACCGACTTCTCACCCTCCACGGCGACGACCTCGACACGCGCCCCGCCCGGGATATCGCCAGTGATCCGGTACTGGTTGCCGCCGATCGTGACGGTCGGATTCGAGCAGGGCCCGTATATGGTCATGCGGAACGGCATCGGGTCCAACCCGTCCACGGCTATCACCGGTGGGGCGGATGGCGGCCCGTAATCGTAGTCCATGTCATACGGGTGATCGAGATACTGGTAGGCGTCGGGGTCGCTGGGCGCATAGGTGACGGTCGGCAGGCTGCGTCGCCACATGCCCAATTGGGTCACGGTCAATTGGGTTTCGATGATGCGCGGCGTGATGGATTGCGGTTCGCTTTTGGTGATGAGCGCCCTGCACTCCCACACGTCGTCCACGCGCAGCAGGCCCGATATCGTGGAGTCCCTGGAGTGCGCGAGCACGTCATGGTCGGTGAGCATGCGCAGCCGGTCCAATTGGGTTTCGCCGTCCACGGCCTTCACCGTAAGCGTGAGTTCACGGGCCTGCCACGCCACACCGGTAAGGGTGCGCGCGCCGAGCGTGTACGTCCACGCGCGTCCTCTCAACGATGGCATCGTCTCCCCGTAGATGGGGCCTTCGAACGAGATCGAGCCGCCGGTGGAACACACGTACTCAAGCCTTTGCATAGCGTCGCACCGCCCTTCCGAATTCCCGCCCGTCGATGTTGATGCCCAACTGTTGCAGAATGAACGGCATATCCTCGTGGAACGCCTTCACCTCGGCCAGCAGCTCGTCCAACTGGGATTGCATGCCCTGCTGGTTCGACTGCGTGCCGTTGACCATCTGGCAGGCGTTGGCCGGCGGGCTCATCACGGGGGTGGGCATGCCGAACGTGTAGCCGTCCAACGTGAGCCCATCGGCGAGTTCGCCGAGGCTCCGGTTGACGACTTCCTGGCTGCGGTCGATGCCTTCGGCCATGCCCCGGCCGATCATCACGCCGACCTCGTCACGGAACACGCGTGACGGCGAATGGATGCCGAGCTTGTCCTTGACCCAGTTGAGCGCGTCCTTGGCGGCGTTGACGGCCGCGTTGACGAGGGTGCCGGCCGCCGAGGCGACGCCGCTGGCGATACCCTTGATGATGTTCATGCCGACGCTGCCCCAGTTCACCGACGTGAAAGCGTCCCAGATGCTTTTCACGATGGCCGGGATCTTACCGATCAGCTGCGGTATGGCGCTGGCCAGGCCGTTGGCCAGGGTGACGAGGATCTGCACGCCCGTCTGCAGGATCTGCGGCAGGTTCGCGGCTATCGAACTGGCGAGGTTGCCGATGATGGTGGGTGCCTGCGCGATGAGCTGCGGCAGCGCGTTCATGAGGCCCTGCACGAGGCCGAGGAGGAGCTGCATGCCGCTGTTGAGCAGCTGTCCGACGTTGGATGCCAATCCGGAGACGAGCGCCATGATCATGTTGAGCGCGGCCGGCAGCAGCGTAGGCAGTTGCGAGGCCAGCCCGTTGACCAATGTGGTGACGATGAGCACGGCGGTGGTCATCAGCTGGGGTGCGTTCGTGCTGATCGCGTTCATCAGCGCGGTGAGGATGGCCGCGCCCTGCGCGAGCATGGCCGGCAGGCTGGCGGTGATCTGCATGTTCAGCTGCTGCAGCAGTGTCGGCAGTTGCGCGGACAGCTGGCCTATCATCGCGAACAACTGCCCCTGCATGCTCTGGTCCAGCATGCCGAGACCCGCGACCAACGCGGCAATGATGCCGGCTATGCCCATGTACTTCATGAAATTGCCGGGGCTGAAGAACGAGCCGAACAGGGAGCCGATCTTGCCCAATCCGGCCTGCAGTTTCGGACCCACGATGTCGCCGATGCCACCGAACACGTCACCCAATCCGGATACGACCGGACTCATGGCGGATTTCGCCTTGCCGGCCACCGATGACAGTCCGGATACGAGCTTGCTGTCCGAGATCTTGGAGAATATGCCGCCGAAGCCGTTGCCGACTTTGGAGCCCAGCACCTTGATGTTCGAATCGAATGCGCTGGTGAGCTTTCCGAATCCGACACCCAGCCTGTCCGCCACTCCGGCGACCGACTGGCCCACATCGGAGCCTGCGATCTTCGCGCCGAGCAGTCTGAACGGGCCCGTGAGCTTGTCCGCGCCCTGCCGGATGCGGTTGACGGCCGACGCGAACGGGTCGCCGTCCACGGCGAGAGCGTCGCGGATATCCTTGTTGAAATACGATTTGAACTGCTGCAGGCCCGTCAGGCTCGACTGGAGCTGGCCGGGCATCTGCTTGAGCTTTCCGGTGAGCTGGCCGATCCCGCCGTCGCCGAGTTTGCCGAGCGTGTCGAACACGTTGGTGATCTTGTCCACGTTGCCGCCGACCCCGGCGAACAACGTGAACGCTCCGGCCAATTGGCCGAGACTGCCGACGATGTCTTGAACGGTGATGCTGCCGTCCTGCAACCCCTGGCTGAATTGCTCGATGAGCTTGACGGCCCTGTCCACATACGGGGTGAGCTTGCCGTTCAACTGCTCCACGAACGGTGTGAGCTGGCTTGAGAGCGCGTCCACGGCCGGAATGGCCGCGTTGAACGTCTTGCGCAACGATTCGAGCGCCAGCTTGCCGGGGCCTTCGCCCAATCGGCTGAGAGCGGCCTTCACGTTCGCCAAAGCGCCGCTGAACGTGTCGCCGGCAGCCAATGCGGCTCCACCCAACCCTTCCTGCATGGCGTCGGCGAAGGTCTGGAAGTCGATTTTGCCTTTCGAGACCATGTCGGACACGTCTTCGGAGGTGGTGTTGAGGTGTTTGGCGAGCATTTGGAGGACGGGCACGCCGGAGCTCATCAGTTGGAGCATGTCGTCGCCTTGGAGTTTGCCTCGTGCGGCGACGGATCCGAAGATGGTGCCGATGTCGGTGAGTGATCGGCCCGAGATTTGCGCGGTGTCGGCCACGGTCTTGAGGACCTTGGTCATCTGCTCGCCGGATGCGATGCCGGCCGCCGATAGGCTGGCGGCCACGGTGGCGGCATCACCCAATCCGAACGCGGTGCCCTTCACACTGGCGAGCGCGTTGTTCATGATCTCGCTGACGCTGTTGGCGTCGTGGCCGAGGCCTTTGAGCTTGGCTTGCGCGTTTTCGATGTTCAGGGCGCGGGTGAAGCCGCCTTTTGCGGCGAGCGCGGTGACGCCTCCGGTGATGGTGCCGATGGCGCCGAGTCCGAGTTTGCCGATTTTGCCGAATGCCTTGCCGAGGGTGCCGGTGAGGCTGCCTCCGCTTTTCCTGGCTGCGGTGTCCACACTGCCGGTGATGTCGCCTTCGAGGGTTTTGCCGAAGTCCTTGCCGGAGGGTGCCACCTGCACGTATACGGTGCCGATGTCCTGTGCCATCGGGGTCCTCCATCCTGATAGTGGTGTTGGCTCCCCGATAGCGGTCGGGGCTAGTCGGTGATGTGGAAGCGTTGCTTGAGGAGTTCGCGGCGTTCGAGTCGTTCCTTACGCGCTTGGCTGGTTTCCAATCGCGTCGGCGCGAACGGGTCCGCGTGCCTGTCCGTCCAGGGTCGCCAGCCTTCGCGTTGCAGCCTGCCTTCGAGTTCGAACATGTCCCACATGGCGATTTCGGCCCCGGTGGGCGTGTACGTCCAGCCGGCGAGCGCCGCGAAACAATGGCTGGTATGGTTCCTGAGGATCTGTCTCGTGAGCCGCCATGCCTGGCCGATGCCGTAGTTGGCTTTGGGTTTCCTGTCCGCGGGCGCGTTGAGCCATTCGGCGAGCGTGACGGGCTTCCATGTGGTGTGGTATGTGGCGAGCCAGTCGGCGTCTAACGCTTCCCTGTGATTGGCGTGGAGGGCACTGAGGTAAACGCTTTTGGGTCGAGGCCGGATTGTTCGGCCCAGGTGCGCACGGTGGCGGTGAGCCATGCCATGGCGTGGCCGGTCTTGCGCAACGCGTTCCAATAGTCCGGACGCAACTGTTGGAAGTAGGCGAGGAACGCGCTCATGGCGAGCGCGGTCTGTTCGTCGGAGAGCACCGGCTGGCTTTTGATCAGCAGGATCACGTTGACGAGGTCGATGGGCAGGTCGGCACTGTTGAGGTTGGGCAGGTCGAGTTTGACGCCGAGAACGTCGAGGTGCACGTCCTCCAGCTGGTCGTCGTCGTTGATGATGGGTTCGACCTTCGCGTATTGGTTGGTCATGGCGGTCTCCTTGATACGGTTTTTCTTTTTTGCTGGTTTGGCGGTCGGATATGAGGTTCCCCGCATCGGGACCGCCATCCTGGATGCGGGGAAGAATCAAAAGCCCCGCGGGTGAAGAGCGGAGTCCCGCGGGGGAGGAAGCTGGTCAGGCTTCGGCCGCGGCTTCCGCCGTGGCGTTATGGGCTGCGGCTTCCGCCGTGGCGTTATGGGCTGCGGTGGATGCGGACGGTTCCACGACCATTCCCCACGCATGCCACTGGTAGCCGTCGCTGCCCTTGAACGTCTTGAGCGTCATGTTGTACTGGAGCAGGTCGGTGGATTTGAGGGTGATGTCGTCACGGTCGGAGACCTTGATCTTCTCCGCGTGGATGACGATGGGACGTTCCTTCTGGTCGATGCCGGCGATGACCATCGACATGGTCTTGGAGGTAGACGCATCCTTGACGTGGATGCCTCCATCCTTGTCCACGGTGGAGTTTGTGTAGAGTTCCACGACGCTCTTCTTGCCTTCGAGCGCGGAGAACTGGAACGTCCAGTAGCCCGGATCGGTCTCCGAATACACCACGTCGCCGTTGTGGCCCTTGATCTCGGTCTCGTCGCCCGGCTCCGGGTGGATGGTGGTGCCGTCCTCGCTGTTGTAGCCGATGGGCAGCTTGTTCGCCGGCGGCGTCCAATCGGCGCCCGCCGGTTTCGTGTATGTCTCGCCTTCGCCGAACAGGAACAATGCGTAGTCCTTGACGGCGCGCACGAGTTCGGCGTTGTTGCCTGAGCTGATGTAACTGTTGTCAGCCATGATGATCGCCTTTCAAAACGAATCGTTGGAATTATGGACTGCCTCAAACGGTGTTCGTCTGAAGCAGGAGAATCAGATACGAGTAGATGCAGCCGTTCTCGTCGGTCATGCGAACCGGCCCGGAATCATGCTCGATGCTGATGATCGGAATCGGAGGCCACAAGCCGGTCAGATACAGTTCGATGCTGCTGGCAAGCTCGTGCGAGGCGTCGAGGTCACCGGTGCCGTCGTCCCTACGCACCCAGATGGAACAACGGACGCGCACGTACTGGCTGATGGGTGTTGCCTTCTGCTGCGGTTCCGCCACGATCACGCATTCGGATTCCGAATTGTTCCTGCTGCGCAGCGTGCCGAACACGACATCCGGGAAGCGTTCGCGCAGCAGGTTCAGCAGGATTCGTTCCAAACGGGGTGTTCTGGTGGGAGGCTGGAACACGCTCATGCGACCACCTTGCCGATCATCTGCGTGAGCACGCCATGAGCGCCCTCCACCGCGGCCGGACAGGTGGCCACCACGTTCGAACGGTCGGTGTCCTCGTTCCGATACACCTTGATGGACGGATGCACTTCGGCCATGCCCTCCATCTGCTCCTGCACACTGTCCATGACCGGTTTCACGGCCTCGTGCAGCACCTCGGAGCTGAACGCATTGCGGTTGAGCACAACCTTGACCTTTTTCGCCATTTTTCACCCCTCCCTGACGACCGCGCTGACCACGTCGCCGATATGACGCCCGCAGCGCCACCATTCGAGCGGCGGACCATCCACCATCAACGGTTTGCCGCGCACCACAAGGCAATCCGTGTCCAGGATCCCCGTGGGCTCCCCGCGGAAATACAGGGTGAAACGACAGGCCACGCCCTGCGAATCCGCGCCAGGAGACTGCGAGGCCTCCACCGGCGCGACGAAACCCATGAGCGTGGCCACATGCCGCATCTCACCCTGCACCGGGTTCCCGTCGGCATCCATTTCGGCCGCGCCACGATACACGTCAACACGTTCCATGACGATGCCTTCCTCCGACCATCCGGATCTGGAACGCCTTCTCGACTCCCACGCCGAGCCTGCGCTTCTCCGTGTCGAGCATGTACAGATTGCCCATCGGGTTCGCGAACGTGTAGCCGTCCGAGAACGAGCCCGTGGTGGTGTTCATCTGCGTCACGCCGGCCGGAGCAAGGCCGTTGCTGTCAGGGATCATGGCGCGGCGTACCATTTCGCAGCAGATGTCACCGCAGGTGCCCGGATTGCGAAGCTCGTAGAGCCTCCATTTCGGGCAGTCTCCTTTGATGATTCTGGTGGCGCGGGCCAGGAGTTCGGTGGCGCGTGCGCGTTCGTCGCCGAGCAGCGGATGCCATCCGGCCTCCAACTGATTCACATCGGCGAATGCGTCTCCGGCTATGGTGTCGGCCATGATGGGCCTCCTACACGATCTCGATGGTCTGCATGCCGTTGTCGATATCCCGGCGAATCCTCACCCTCACGCCGTCCGGCCGCACCGTTTCGAACGATTCGACGCGATGCGGCACGGTCTTGACGCGCCTGGTCTTCACGGGAGCCGGAACCGTCACGGGTTTCACGGCAGCCGGTTCCGTTTTCTTGGCGACCGGGGCGGGTTCGTCGAGGATGTCGGTGGCGACTTCCTCGGTCCTGCTAGGCATTGAGCACTCCGTTCAGGCGTGCGGCCGCATGGCCGCCGAACACGCCCACACCGCAGTAGAACTCGACTCGCGTGCGATAGGCGGGCTTCTCCTGCAGCTGGCCGAGGTCCTCGACCATGACGCCGCCGTTGGTCAGGCCGGTGACGGCCTGATCGCCTTCGCTGGAACCGAACTTGACGGCGTAGATGCTGGACGTGTTCGGCAACGCGCCATCGCCATCGCCGAAGGTCTCATCCTGGGAGAGGACCATGCTGCCATCGGTCTCGGTGCCGGCGTCAAGCACCGGGATGCCGTTCCACATGAGGGCCCGCTTGCCGGCGATGTCCTGCTGGAGAGTGGTGTCATAGCTGATGTGACGCAGGGCGGAGCGGAACTTGCCCATGATGGCGCTGTTCATGTAGATCGCGCCGTTCGTGGCGTTGATGCCGCGCACCGCGGCCAGCAGCTCGTCAAGCTTGTCGAGGAACGCGTGTACGTCGGCGCCGCCGTTTCCGAGCACCTTCAGACCGGTGGCGGCGGGACTGATGACCTGGGAGCCGGTCAGACGCTTCTTCAATCCGTCGAAGCTCTTCGGGTCGGTGGCGGTGTCGCCGTTGAAGAACGTGTCCTGGAACTTGTAGGAGATCGCCTTGACCTTCATCGCGGTCTGCGTGGCGCGCTGGTCGTTCAGGTTGGAGCGGGTCTGCTGGATGAAGCGATCCACGTCGGCGTCGCCGCCGAGGATGACCAGCTTCTCGCTCTTCTGGTTCACGGTGCCGGTGGATTCGGAGTACGCCTCGTTCACGTTGCGGAATTCGACGCCCGGCAGCGTGGCCTCCTCGTTGTACGCGTAGCTGTTGCCTTCGATGCTCAGGAACGGGATGCGGTCGAGGATCGGGCTTTCCTGCACGAACGTCTCCAATACGCCGCGCTGCAGGGAATCAGTGGAGAGTTTGGCCGCGTCGGCCAGTGTGATTGCCATGATTGGCTCCTTTCAAAAAAATAAATCAGTCGGAGTAGGCGTCTCGCAGCAGATCCATAGCCGTGGGATTGTCACCGGCGCGCCTGCCGCCCGCCTGGGCGGTACGTGGGCTGCCGTGACGCGGCTTCGGCTGCTTGGAGGACATGAGCTCGCCGAGCTTGCCGGCATGCTCCTTCAACGCGGATTCGTCGTCTCCGGAGAGCATTGCCACCACTTCGGCCGGCAGACCGGTCTCCTTGGCGACCTTGTCCACCAGGGTGCGATGCTCCTCGGAGGCCTTCAGCTCGTCGCGTTCCTTCTCGATGGCCGCGAGACGCTCGTTGAGCTTGTCCATATCGGATTTGGACTCGCTCTCACGCTCGTCGTATTTCGCGGCCTTGGCCTTCAGCTCCTCGTAATCCGAATACTTGGCCTCGATCTCGGCGACCCGCTTGGCGAGCGCACGGCTGAAATCCTTGGAACGGTCTTCACCATCAGTCTCGCCAGTCGGCTTTTCAGGCTCGGCTGATGGTTCTCCGGAGCCTCCGGACTGTTCGCCGGAGTCGATGAACATGAGGTGGCGGTGACGGTAGAGCATGAACCTGTTGCGGAACTGTGTTTTAGCAAGTTGGCGTCCGCT